GTGGCAGGAGTAAGCCCGTTCAAATTGCTAACATTATTTTTTGAGTCTATACTTGACATAATAAATAAATTTAAAAATTAATTAAACAGAACATTTTAACTTAATAAAAGCTTCCGGTAAAACCACTTTACCAGCAAATCTCTGATAGAAAGTTAATTCAATAATTCCCTCTCTTTTTCTAGTAAATTCATCACGAATTATAGTCATTCCGATTCTGTTACCAATTTTGTAACCTCTTCTAAAATCACCATAAATTACGGGGAAAGTATTAGCACCGATATTAGCTAAATCTGCAATTTCAACATAAGAAACACCATTGATAGAGTTTGGAATACCAGCACCTAAGTTACCAGCTCTCCAAATATAAGCACCAGAACCATCTTTAAGAGTACGAGTAAATGCAATAGTTTTTCTATTCATACCATAAATAGGGTCATAACCAGTTTTTAACTCTCCTGTTAACTTGATTAAGTTATCAAAATCAAAAGTAGAGGCAGAACCTGAGTTAATTTCTGCAACATCGGCATTGGTCATAATACCCTCGCAGTTATTACCAGAAGCAGAACCGTTGACAAATTGTGAACCTCTTAATTGAGCCATAGCTTCAGCTACATCAGTTGATATCTCATTAAAAACATTATAAGAAGAGTCTTGTAATTCTTCTACAGTAGTTTCAACAGTTACTTGACCTTTTTTAGCAACTAGCATTTCTTTACCATAAGTAGAGTTACTAGAAGTATCTTGTTGAGCTTCACCTACCATACCAACAGAAACTAAAGCAGTTCTTGCAGGGGTTGAAGAAGTCTTAGAACCCATTGTCACAACTCTTGCAACCGATTCAATTGGAGATATTTCAGTAATCTTTTTAATGATCTCACCCTCTAACGGATCAGGAACTAAATAACCACCATCAGCATCATTGTCAGTTCTTAATAACTTAAATTCAGCAGCTTCCATAGATTTATCGCCTTTTCTAAGCATTGAGTCAAAAGCCTTTAACTCTTCATTAACTTGAGCCTTAGAATCACCTGATAAGTTAGGGGCTTTAACTTGAGCCACTAAAGCATCATATTTAGCCTCCATTTCTTCACGAGCAGATTTCTCTTCTTGAAGTTTTTTTGTTATTTCTTGGTTTTTTTTCTCTTGAAGATCTAAAAAGTTATTACATTTTTCAATCTTAGCAAGATCAAGTGCGTCTAATTTTTCAGCACCCTTTTCATGAGTATTTCTTAATTCCTTTAAAGAACTATAAACATCATTTAATGATATGTCTGGCATTTTAATTATTATTTAATTTAGTAAACTTTTGAGTCAAGCCTTTTAACTCATTGTTAATTTGTTTTAATGTTTCAGCATCACGCTGTTTTTTAAGCTCCTCAGCATCACGCTGTAAAGCCGCTTCTTTAACAATAGAAATAAGTTTTTTACTTCCATTATTAGAAAATCCTTTAGACTTTAAGAAAACCTCAACATCTTTAATTGTTTTTATTTCATCAAGAGATTTTACATCTACAACCTCCGCCAGGTCATTTGCAGGAATTGGCACTAATGAAATTTCAAATAGATCAACTCTTTTTATAGTTCTAATATCTTCATCTGGATTGTAAGTAGCTTCTTTGATTCTAAAGCCAATTGACATTTTATCTAAATCGCCAGCTTTCAATAATGCGTAAGCCTCTTTGCCTTTTTCTACCATTAAATTAATACGACCCTTAACATAAAGCCCCTTATCATCTTCTTTTAGCTCTATATAGCTACCTATTAGATTATCTGACCAGTGATTCCAAAACATTTTTATATCTTTTGGCTTCTTGTCATTTAAAGATTGTAAGAAAGCACCCCTCTCAATTATATCTTCGTGTTTATCCATATTTCCAAAAGTGGAAGCATAGCCTTCAAATAATCCGAATTGTTCATCTTGCTTGATAGAGTCTTGTTTTATTTCTAACCCTACATCAATAAACTTTTTTTCTATTTTTGTCATTATTATTTCTTGATTATAAAAATATCTATATTAACATATAGCTAATAATTACATCTTAGTCAAATAAAAAAAATTTACCTTAAACAAATGACCTCTATATCTTATAGCTTTTCTGGTAGTATTGATTTTTTAAACTTCGTATTAAGTAAGTATAATTTATATGGCGGAAGTGTCAGGCAATTTTTATTAGATAATAAATGGAATAATCCAGATCAAGTAAAATATAACTGGTCAGTAAATGGCATTCCTCAAAGAGCATGGAATATTTTGCATAAGGATTTATTAATTATTCATTTGATGGGCAGAATTAATATGAATCAATCTGATCTTAGAGTATTACAAGAGGAGTTTCAAACCTTATAAGAAGCAACACAGCGACAATTAATATTATTTTCTGGAATTTGTCCTAGTCTTGGAGCTTTTAAACTTTCTCCACCAACGAAAAAAAAATCATTAACCCCCACCTCTTGACCATCTGCAATAGCGTGATCAGTTCGTACTTTTGAATCAAGTATTGATACCCATTTTTTAGTTACTTTAATAACTGCTTGAGTAACACTAACTAGAGCAGCATCATTAATTAATTCCGCCTCTCTTGATCTTGACCAACTCTCTGCAACTCCTAGCTATTATTGAATTTCTATTTCTAGTAAATATTAAATCACTTTCGCCATCTTGCCTGATCTTTTGTAAGTCATTATTATACTTAAGGGTTGCTGCTATTACTGCACTTTCTAGCATTTTGCTATTAGTATCTTCTATAAAAGCCGCTTGCTCCTCTGATTGGTTAGCTATAAATAAGGTTGCATCAGTTGCAAATTGATTATTAATAGCTTCTAGTTTTTCATCAACATTTTGATCAATTATTTCTACTGATCTTTTTAATTCTAACCCTAATAAGTTAGATTTGTATTCTGTATCAAAAAATAATCCGTGTTTTTTTTCAATATCTTTTCTTATTTGAAAACCAAACTTTTTAATTGTTGTTCTATAAATATCTCTAATCCCCTTTATGAAGTCTGGATTGTAATTACTAGCTAATTCTCTAGCTGGTAAACTTCCAGTTGCTTTATATAGATTACTGGCATCTGTTGAGATATTACGGAATATTCTTTTAATATCGGGTAGTAAGCGAGCTTCTAGTTTTCTCTTTTCTATATCTAATTGTCTTGCTGATTGTTCTGATAGATTAAGAGTTGTCATTTTCTAATGCAATTTCAATATACTTTTCAGATATATTATATAATTTTTCTAATACTTCAATCATTGTTGAATAAGAATTATTACCAGTAAAAACCATCTCACAAATATCTAATCCTCCCTCACTCTGTATTTCTGTGTTAATACAATAAGAATTATCTTGATTTTGTCTAATATCAATAATTTTATTGCTATCACTTGCAATTATAGCCGTTTCTTTAAGAGCCATTCTCTATTTCTTTAACTGCTTTAATAATCTCTTTAGCATTATAAAAAGGTTTTCCCTCATCATCTTTTAATTGTGTCATAGTGTCAATAAGTCTTTTAGAGTTAGATTCTCTATTATCTGTCGTGTTTGGATCTGTCCCAACTGGTACTAAATTCATTGGTTGATAAAATACATCTCCCTGATTACCAATGGAAAGTTCCCCAATTTTAGACCTTGCTTCATTCCTTGTTAATAATCCATTTTTATAATCTTCCCTAACTTCTATCTTCCGCCTTCTTGAAATTGCATCTATTTTACTAGGATCAAAAGTTAATTCTAAATTCTCTGAATCAGGATATCTTTTTAATACATTATTAGTTAAATGGTTATAAGTTACTTGCACCAATGGAATAATAGTATTGTCGTAAAAATTATATCTGGAGCTTTCAAGGTTATTGAAGGTAGATGAATCTTGACTAATCATTGCTAAAGGAATTTTTAAACAATTATAAATTGCTGTCATAGTGTCTTTCTTCAATCCTGCAAAATCCATATCTTTTATGTTTTGTGATAATTGGTGAACTGTAGTCTTTGAGTTTGTAATTAATGGTCTACCAGCATTACTAGATCCTTGTAATTTATTACTTATAGATTCCTCTACTTCCTCAACTTGCTCTGACTCTAACTCGCCTTCTATCGAAAATAACATACTAGGACGGCAACCATTTTTTAGTAATGAATTATTATGTTCTGATGCTCTTAGATATTGATCTATCTCTATTTGGCAACCTACCAATTCACTAATACCATATAATTTATTATATCCACCTTCTGGATCAATATTTTTTAAATGAATTAACTCGTTACCATTAGCCGATAAAAATCTAGCTTTCCTGTCTTTTAAAATATTATCTGATCTCTTGTAAGTTTCTGAATTACTGCTATTGTTATAAGTATATAAGGAAGCGTAGCCATCACTTGAATTTTCTTGAATCGTTATATATTGAGGATTATAATTATCTAACCTAACAGGCTTACTATCTCCGATTATATTTGTGTAAACATTGCCAGTCAGGATATAGAATAAAAAATATTCAGCAAAGAATTGTCTTTGGTTTTGAAAGGGGTTAGGTCTTTTAAGTAATTCTAAAAATGAGTGATTATAAATAAATTGATCTTTCTCTTTATCAAAAATAATAGGGTTTATATCTGCCGCACTATCTTTAATTAGCTTCGTTGCTGTAAAAACGGGTGAGCAACGCAAATAATAATCTATAAACTGCTTCGGCTTTCTAGAATATAAATAATCCCCTTTTACATATTCAAATATACTTTGATAAGAGTAGTTTTTCTCTATTGAAGATTTAAATAGTCTGTTTAGAATACCCATTGATTAAATTTTAAAACTTTTAACTATTAATTTTAATAAGTCAAGAAATAAAAATCAAGTGTTATCTAAATATAACTTGCTTCTTTGGTCTATTGAGATAATTAAGTGCCTGACTGATACTATCAACAGCATCATCATGACTACCATTAGGAAAACTTATTAACTCCCCTATCAAATCAGATAGATAATTAGCATTCTTGTCAAAATATACCCTACCTGACTCAAATAAGGCTGTTATTGAGTGAACCCTCGATTCCTTGTCCTTATCTACCTTGACAGGTTTTAACTTTCCTAATCCTGATTGCTTTAATTCTTGCAAAATAGATTGCCCTGACGCTTTATCTTCAACCAATATTTCGCTAGGGCTATATTGATCATTTAACTCGATAATTTTAGCTTTTAACTGTGGATATTCTAATTTACCCCTAAACATATTTATTAAGTAATAATCATCTCCAAATTGTGTATTTTTTACTCCCCAAGTTGTGCCTACTGAATAGTCGTTATGTTCGCCAGTTTTAAAAGCTGTGTCCCATGATTGGATTATTTTATAAAATTCTGGCAAGCTCTCAAAATACTTCATCCACGCTTGTCTTAGAATCGTACCACCTGCAATTATAGGCTCTTGCTGATATTGTGAATAAAAATAAAAGGGGTTGAGATTTTTAATTTTTAACAAATCCTTTACAGGGTGTTTTT